CGCGGGAACCACGGACTACCCGTCGATCCTCGCCAACGTCGCGAACAAGACCCTTCGCTCCGCCTATCAGGCCGCGCCGCAGACTTTCAAACCGTTCTGCCGGATGTCATCGGCAGCCGACTTCAAGCCGGTGAACCGTACCCAGCTCGGCGATGCGCCAACGCTGGAACTGGTGGACGAATCCGGTGAGTTCAAGTACGGCTTCATTCCGGACGGGAAAGAAACCTACGCGCTCGGCACCTACGGCAAAATCATCGCCGTCAGCCGTCAGGCCATCATCAATGACGACCTGAACGCCTTCACGCGCATCCCCGAACTTCAGGGCCGCGCGGCCGCGCGCCTCGAATCGAACCTCGTGTGGGGCATCATCACCGGCAACCCGAACATGGCGGACGGCAACGCGCTCTTCAGCTCTCCGCACGCCAATCTGGCAGGCGCGGGAACCATGATCTCCGTCGCCAGCCTGGGCGCAGCGCGCGCCGCCATGCGTCAGCAGACCGGCCTCGGCTCAACCGAGATTCTGGACCTGATGCCGAAGTTCCTGATCGTGCCGACGGCGCTGGAAACCATTGCGCAGCAGTACGTGAACCAGACCAACGTCGTCTACACGAAGGCCTCGGACTTCAACCCGTTCGCCGGCGCGCTGCAGGTGGTTGCCGAACCCCGTCTCGACACGAACAGCGCTCTGTCCTGGTATCTGGCCTGCGGTCCGGATCAGATCGACACGATTGAGTACGCGTATCTGACCGGCCAGGAAGGCGTCTATCTCGAAACCCGGCTCGGCTTCGAAGTGGACGGCATGGAACTGAAGGCGCGCCTCGACTTCGCCGCCAAAGCGATCGACTTCCGCGGCTTCTACAAGAACCCCGGCGCCTAATCCGCGCCTTCAATCCCGAGAACAAGGAAAACAGAAAACTATGACGAATTTCGTTGAAAAGGGCGACAGCATTCAGCTTGTCGCCCCGTATGCCGTCGCCTCCGGCGGCGGCGCTCTCGTGGGCAGCATCTTCGGTGTCGCGACGAACGCGGTAGCCAGCGGCGCGACGGGTGACTTTCTCACCGCCGGCGTGTTCGACCTGACCAAATCGGCGACGGTAACTCCCGCACAGGGCGGATTGGCCTACTGGGACAACACCGCCATGAGCGTGACCACCGTTTCCAGCGGTAACGAGCTGATCGGGACCTTCACCCGCGCGGCTCTCGCAGGCGATGCGACCACCCGCGTTCGCCTCAACGGCGCTTTCATCAGCTAAGGCATCAGCCAAATGAACTGGGCCGCACTGGCCGACCTCGCCCTCACGCAAAGCGTGGGGGCGTTCGGTCAGGCCATCACCTACCAACTCGCACCGCAGGCGCCCGTCTCGGCTTCGGCCGTGCTCGGCCAAACGGTGCAGAAGGAAGACGCCTCACCCGGCCGCTACGCGCGCATCTTCGTGCGCCTGGCCGACTTCCCCAACGGATTCGTGCGCGGCGCCGTCGTCACCTTCCAGGGTTCCGGCGTGGAGTACTCCGTCTTCGAAGTGGATGTCGACGGCAATGGCGGCGCATACGCCACCCTGCGAAACAACGATGCCTAAAGCCGTCAAAATCTGGTTCAAAAAGCAGGTGCGTATTGACCACCTCACCATTCCCCAACGGCACATGCTGACAATCGGAACCGTGGGCCTGGCCGGGGTGAAGAACCGCGTCACCAGTTCGCTGGGACCGGACGATGCGGCGGCGAAGCCCCTGAACAAGAAATACGCGATTCAGAAAACGAAGCTCGGCCTCGGCAACCGGCGCAATCTCAGCTTCACCGGCAACATGCTCCGGAACCTCAGCATCCGAACCGTGTCCGACAACAAGGCCGTCGCCGGACTCACCGGCCGGAAACAGCGAATCGCCGCGCGCGCCAACCAGGCGAAGCAGCCGTGGCTCGTCTTCTCGCCCCGCAACCGCGCCGCCGTGGTCGAAGCAACCCGCCGCGTGATATCGACCCTTTCGAAAACGTGGACCAAATCCACCACCAACACAGGAAATTAAGACGCCATGGTCGACCCCTCCGAAATCGCGAACAATCTCGTCTCGCTCCTGCAGGACATCCCCGATCTCGTAGCCGAACTGGACGGGGACCCCGGCCGGATCTCCGCCTACCTCGATTCCTACCCGCGGCAGTCGAATCTGCAGCTGGCCATCCATGAAATGCCCTCACCCGGCGTTCTGGTGGCGTGGCAGGGAACCGGGCCGGGGAATTTCGGCGGGATGACCGTCTGGGCGCACCGCTTCACGATCTATCTGCGATCGGCGAACGTCATGCCGGGTTCCCCCGGCAACTATTTCAGCTATTTCCGGCTCCTCACCCGAGGCGTTCCGGCGAGCGTGGGTATCCCGCTCATGCAGGTCACCGTGCATCCGAGCTGCGAACCGATGGACGTTCCGTCGATCGCCCGCAACAACGACGCCGAAGGCCTGGACTACTTCGAGGTTGCGGTTTCGTTCACGGAAATCGGCGACGAATAAAACAGAAAACGAGGAAACATTATGGCAAGAATTCAGGAATTACTGGTCGCCCTCGGGGCGGGCAAGCAAACGAACATTTCGACGGCGAACACCGCCATGCAATCGATGCGCTTCAGCAAGCTGAACGCGCAGATCACCAACCCGAAGCTGGTCACCGAAAACGACGCTCCGGAAATCGGCAAGGGAAACGAGTTCATCGAGAACGTCTATAAATCCCACTGGGAAGTCGGCACCACGATGGAAAAGTACCTCTCCAGTGAGTTCGCCGCCTGGGCCTTCGCCTACGCGCTGGGCAAAGTGGCAGTGACGGGCAGCGCGGCGCCGTACACCTACACCATCACCCCGCTGGACACCTCCACGGACGGGCTCGAACTGCCCTACTTCAGCGTGCTGGAACAGATTCGCCCCGGCTCCGGCGTCGTCATCGATCGCCAGCACGTCGGTTGCGCCCTGAAGATGCTGAAAATGTCGATCGGCTCGGGACCTGGCCGCGCGAACTCGAAGCTCTCCGCGGATATCGTCGGTTCCGGCCTTCTGGTGGACCCCAGCGGCCTCACCATGCCCGCGCCGATCACCGAACACCTTCTCCCGGCGTCGAGCCTGACCTTCTCCTGCAATGGCACCGATTACGTAACCAGCAAGAACCTCGTTTCGCTCGAACTCGGATGGGACAACGCATTCCTCAATACCGGCTTCTTCCCCGGCTCCGGCTCTCAGGCCGGCGCCCAGGTGCAGGGCCGTATCGAGGTGGGCGCCCGCGTCCCGAGCTTCAGTTTTATCGCCCGTTACAACAACGGCTCGTCGGAACTGGCAAAGCTCGAATCCCTGACGACGGCCACATGCACGCTCAGCCTGACGGCGGACGCGAACAACAGCCTGACCATCACCTGGCAAAAAATGGGCTTCGAAATGGTGGAGATCGGCGACACGGACGGCATCGTCACCGTTGCGGTGACCTGTTCGCCTCAGTACGACCTCACCAACGGCATCGTTTCCGTGGTTGTGGTGACACCGGCTTCGGGCATCTGCCAGTAAAGGACTCTCATGGAAAATAAAGAAACTTTCGATATCGCGCGCCCCGTCGAGCTGCAGCTCCGCTCCGCCGAAGGCCTGAAAACCGTCAAGGTGCGCTTCCCGTCCGATGAGGAATGGACCCAGCGGCAACGCCGCCGCAAGGTCATCATCAAGCAGCTCGGCCGCGGGGCCAGCGAAACCACCATCCCCGCCGGTGAGAAGGTCGACGAGGACCTGCTGAAGAAAATCCGCACGGACGAGGGTCCGGAGCTGGATGCCTTCGAGGCTCAGAAGATCGTCGAGGAACTCAGCTCGGCCGACGTGGACGACGTGGAACCGGCGTCCGAAGGCTTCCGTGTTTCCTTGCGCGTTCCCGGCGGCGTCACGGCCATCGTGGCGTCGATCCCCTCCGCGAAGGACGTTTTCGACTACCGCCGCAGCTTCGCGCGTATCGTCGACATGCCTTTCGGCAAGCAGGAACTCACCGTCAACCTGAACGCGGCCTCCACCCTGTTCGAGAAGATCGTGAAAGGCACCGAAGGCTATGCGGGCGGGAAAGTCCCCATCGTTCACCAGACGGTCGCGGTGAAAGCCGTGCTCGAAGCGCTGGACGCAGGCCTCCACAGCGAGGACAAACCCGAAAGTTTTTAGATAGCGGCGAATGGCCGGAAAAACCATCGCTGAGAGCGCTGGTCTACTGGTCATTCCGCCGCGGGGAACTTTGTTCCGGGGAGCGCGAATGTCCGGAGGCCATCGAAGTCGGTTGCCTCGACTGCGGATATGAGTGGACCCCGGACGATATCGATAGTCCCGGCGCCTGCCCTTCGTGCGCCGCGCGGCGCTACCAGCGGCGCCGGTGTCCGGCCTGCCCGCTCCTGAAGATCGACGGGTGCGAAGGGACCCAGGCCGGCCAGCTCCTCCAGCGCGCCGTCGACCTGAAATGCGCGCTCAAGGCCGGGGTTGAGATCGGCCTCGAGGAAATCCCCGAGGATGAGTTCCGCGCCCTGCTGATCGTGGAGCAGGAACGGGAGCGCTACGAGGCGGAATCGGTCAAGAACCAGAGGTAACCTGTGAAACCTGGAATTTGGATATGGAAGCGGCCTACGTATTGCGCCAGATGCGGCAACCGGGCTTAACTGGCGCATTTGCTGGTTCGCAGCGGCTGCTTGGGCGGCGATGGCGGCTCTGTCGTTATAAAAGGTGGCGAACTTGCTGATCCCGTCTAGGGCCATGGCGCTGGCCAACTTCACACGCCGCCCTTCGAGTCCTTTCAGCATGAATTTGTCCACCGTCTTATAACGGCTGCCTTCTTCAATCGCCCTCTCAATCTGCACTGAAGACAGCTTTGGTCCGGATGCCTGAGAGTGCTGTAAAGCGATGGCAAAAACGATCACGGATCGAAGTCCCGGTCCAGTTTTCATGTTTTGTTCCCTACGCAGATAGTGCGCGCAACCAGAAAAGTTCTCACCTGAAATCTTCATGCCGAGCGATAACACTCTCCAACTTGTAATCCAAGCCGATACCGGGCAGGCGAACAAGAACGTCGATCAGTTCAACCGCGGCCTTTCCAACATCGAGAAGACCGCCTCGCAGGGCGCATCGGGCGCTGCGAAGGGGTTCGACTCCATCACTGCAAGCATGCTGAAAGGAGTCGTTGCAGGGAACCTTCTGACCGACGCCATTCGCGCGGCGGTTGACTGGGCGAAGGAATGGACTGTCGGGGCCGCAGAATACGCGGCGCACACCGAAAAAATCAGTCTGTCGATGGACTCACTGGCAAAGGCTCACGGCATCAGCACCAACGCGGCGAAGGCGGCTGTCCAGACGATCAAGCAGGTAGGTTTCGGGACTCAGGATGCGGTCCACGCTGTGGATCGGCTCGTCATCTCTAACATCGGCCTGGAGAAAGCTCAGGGGCTCGCGAAGCTCGCAAAGGATGCCGCGGCCATCGAAAACATCACGCCAGGCGAGGCCCTGGAGAAGCTGCTGCTGTCCGTTGAATCAGGCGCTTCGCGCGGCCTCCGTTCGATGGGCTTGTTTCTGGACCTGAACAAAATGGTCGAGAATCAGGAGAAGCTGACGGGCAAGACTCTCAGCGAGAAGGAAAAGGTTGATCTTCGGCTCAATGCCGTTATGCGTGAAGGCACGAAAATTCAGGGTGCCGCCGCGGCCGGTGCTGAGACTGCCGAGGCAAAGTTCGCAGCCCTGAAGCGCAAGACCGACGATCTCAAAGACGCTGTCGGGAAGAAGTTCCAGGATCAACTTGTCAACGTCGCTGGCGACCTGAGCGATTTGGCTGATTGGGCGATAAAAAACAAAGACGCATTCGTTGGACTCGGCGAGGCAGCATTGGGCCTGTCGGCTGCCTTTCTGGCCGCCAATCTTGCGTTCAAGATCGGAGCAATCGGCAGCGCCATCGGGAAAATGCTTCCCCTGATTGGCGTCTTACGGACTGCCCTGAGCGGCCTCGCGGGAACCCTCTCAATCGCCGCAACAGCGGGAGCGGGCGTCTTTTTCGGACTTAACTGGCTTTTTGGCGACAAAAAGCCTGTCGATCAGGCGGCCGAGTCAATCAAAAATCTGAACGATCAGCTCAGAAAGACGCCTTCGTGGTGGATCGAACGCGGCCTCACGCCCCCCAAGGGCAAGCTGGACGGACTGTTGGACTACGCGAAAACCGCAACTCCGGTGAAACCTGCAAAGCATGAACTGACTGAGGAGGAGAAGGCTCGCCTTGCCGATTTGGCGGAGGCGGGGCGCAAACAGCAAGGTGAGGCAGCGCGCTCCGCGCGGGAAGAATACCTGCAGGCGTTGACTGAACGAAAGAACGCTGAGCATGAGGTCGCGAAACAGCGCATTGAAGACTCGATGCGGATCGTTGAATCCACGAAAAGCGAAGCGGCAGCCGCGAAGGCGTCTATTGCCGTATTGGTGGGGACCCAAGAGGAATACGCCGCCGGAGTCGCGAAGATCCGCGAAGAGGCAGCGCGGATCGAGGAGCAAAAGAGCACGCGGGTGGACGAAAAGACTGGCGGGCTCATCCACATCAAGCTGCTGGACAAGACTCTGTCAGACCTTCGCGCTGCCACCGCCGAGAAACTACACGCTTTTGAGATTCAGTTCCAGGAAGAACAAGACCGTCGCCTCCAGTCTATGGTCAAAGCCCTCGGGGAACGCATCCACGAACTGTCAGAGAAGATCCGCGAATCGTGGGTCAAACAGTTTCAGCACTGGCGGGAGTTGGACGACCTCGACGACGAAACGCGAGACCTCGGCCTGCAGACGGATAAGTCCGGAATTGAGCAGCGAAAGAACCTGGAACTGGCGGGGCTCGGGGAAGTGGACGCGTATACGATCCAGGACAAGATCGCCCTCGAACGGCGGAAGACTGCAATTGAGGCGGACGCGTTGCGCGCGCGCACCTCAATCGAGCTTCGAGAGATCGACATTCGGACCCAGAAGCGGGTTGACGACTACGAAGAAGCCCATGCGCTCGATGACCCCGGCCAGATCAAAGAGATCACGGACAAGTTCCGTGCAATCGGCCAGGCTCAAAAGGATGCCCTACAGACCGCCACGGGAAGCGAACTTGACCTCGCGGCCGTCAAACAGGCGGCGGAGGCGAAGAAGCTGGTGGAAGATCAGTACCGCAGCATCTTCGACACCCTGAAGCAGGAAGCGGGCGGCGTGTTCGACGCGTTGCTGCATAAGTCCACCAGCGTGTGGCAGGCGATCGGCAACACGTTCAAGAACGCCATGCTCACCGCCATCAAAGAAGTCATTTCGTCCCGTGTTGCCGCGATGCTTACGGAACTGGTGACCGGGCAGAAGGTGTCCTTCGCGCGGAACGGTAACGGTGTTCTGGGCGGAGTGCTCGGGACGGTTCCCGTGTTCGCGGGCGCGGCCGGGATCGCAAGCGCGGCCGGCGCAACCGGGGGCGGAGCGTCCGTTCCGTCGATCGCCGCGGCCGCCGGTTTACCCGGCATACTCGGAGCGGCCGGAATTCCCGGCCTCGGGCCCGGAGGAACGCCGCCGTTTCTCCCGTCCTCCGGAGGCGGCTTCGGCGGCGGGGCCTTGGATGGCGGCGGCGTCGCGGGCGGCGCTGCAGCTGCTGGTGGTGGCGGCAACCCGCTGGGTTCCGTAATCTCCGGCGCCACGAAGTTCGGCCTCGGAGGACTGAAGGGCGGCTTTAAGAACGCGCTCGGAAATCTGAACCAGTTCGTCGGGGGCGCCTTCCATCCTGGCAATACAGTTGGTCTGGCGGGAAACCTTTCGCAGCTCGGCCATTCGAACGCCGCCGCGCTCGCCGGCGGAGTGCTCGGTCTCGACGGCCTGAAGCGTGGCGGATATCTCGGCATGGCCGAGGACACCGCCGGCGGCGCGCTCCTGGGCTACAAGTTCGGCGGGCCACTGGGCGCGGCGATCGGCGCCGGGATCGGCGCGGCCGCGGGCGCGATTCGCCTGATTTGGGAAGCTCCGGTCGCCGAAGCGAAACGCCTGGTCAAGCAGATTTACGGCGTGAACATCGATACGAAGATGGCTCAGCAGATCGTCGACCTTGCGAAGCAAAAGTATTCCGGCCATGTGTCGATCGCCGTGCGCGACCCGGACATCCGCAAGATGCTGGAACTCTACGCCGCCGGTACCGGGCAGAAGGTCCCCATCTCCGCCGCAAGTCCGCACGCCGGGTCCCTGGTGGAACAGAACGGCAGCCTGTACCAGGCGTCGACCTACCTGTACGGTCAGGCTTACAACTACCAAAGCAACCTCCCCACGATCGGCGGCGGCGCGGCCGGACAGTGGCCTTCGGGTCCGATGTCCCTGCAGATCAACGTCGGCGGGCAGGGCGCGGGCCAGTTCGTGGCGGGCCAGGTGGTGACCCCCGATTTCGTGCAGGCGCAATGGCAGGCGGCGAACAGCGCGTCGAACGGGCGCACCGGCAATTCGGCCATGCTTCAGCAGCCGGGATTGGTCATAGCCTGATGCCGGGGAACGTCGCCAGTGCCTCGCCGTCCGGGGTGATGCCGTGGAACCTTTGCACCGCGTTCGAAGAAACGCGGACATACCCGCTGCTGGAAACGAAATATCACGACGGCACTTCGGAGCTGGGCCAGCTCGGGCAGACTTCGCGCAAATCGTGGAAGCTTTCCCAGCGGATCACCGCGTCCGCCCTGGCGGGCCTGAAAACCTTCTTCGAAGCTCAGCAGGGCGGCATGACACCGTTCCTGTTTTACAACGTCTTCGAAGGGACTTACGACCCCAGCGGCGACAGCCTGACGGGCCGGTACACCGTCGTCTTCCGGGGCAACTGGCAACAGACGACCGAAATGCAGCGGTCCACCATTCCGCAACTCGACTTAATCGAGGTGGCTTGACGCTTCCTGTGGATGCAGGATTTCAGCGGTTTCCTGAACCAACTTGAAAGCCATCGGGCCTCCGCGTTTGCCACGTAAAGACATCGCCGTCTTTGCGCATTCTCAGTTTGAACCGACGGAACGAACGAAGCATGTTCTCTTCTTCGTCCGTCAGGACCATGGCGGTTCCTTCGGTTTTCATTGCGTCGATCACGTCTCGCACGCGCGTCCGGGCCTCAAGCTGCTTGACCGCATCGAGCGCGCCGGCGGATTCCGCGGCGCGGCGTTCCAGTTCGCTGTACTTCATCTCCTGCATCGGTTCAGGACCTCTTTGGCTATTATTGCTTTGCGGACCCGGTGCTCCGTTTAGCCGATTGAATCTAAGACCTTCGGCGGCGGGCGCGGCCTGGTTCGTATCCTGGCGTTTTTTGGGAGCGGCGCGCGCGGTTGCGCCGTGCTGCCGTGCGCGCTTCAAAACACCGGATGGGAAAATCGGGAATGGCTTTCGCGCGAAAGACCGTCCCACGTCCGAAGCCCGCGCCGGTGAAACTCCTGACGGCGGCGGAACTGCTGGACCGCATGGACCGCCTCGACTTCGAAGCCCTCAGCAGCTTGCACGTTCACACCGCCGATTCGCGCGGCGACGACGCGTACCTGGTACTCGCGTCCGAATGGTTCTCGAAAAAAGTCTGAGAATTTTCCCGCGCCGCCCCACTACTTCCACTTCGGGAGGACCGGTGATGGCCCTGTTATGGGACATACTCGCCCGCGCGGCTGCGCGTTGGGCTAAAGACGAGACGAACGCGCGCGCGCCCATCGAACTACGGAAAGGCGATCTCATCCGGATCGAGGGCAAGCTTTTCGCGTATGTCCAGGACGTCACCTCACCCGCCGAACTCGCCGCATTACTCCCGCTGAGCGACGATCTCATCGGCCAAATCGACGCAGCGACCGCGGATTCCGTAGCCATCATCGCCATCGCCGGACCACACGGGGAGCTGAAAACCGGAATTCTCATCCGGATCGACGCGATGTGGTGTAGCCTCGACGGCAAACCGCTCCGCATTTCAACCTTCGATCAGACCATCCTCTAACCATGTCGGACACCATCGGACGCATCACCGTACCGGCCATCTCGGACAGCGGCCTCACCTTCCCGCTCGTCAGCGATTTCGGCTACAGCCTCTCGCAGGAACGGCCTGTTGTCGTTCACCAGTTCGGCACGCTGGACGCGAAGATCGAACAACGCTTTCAGGTAGGCGTCGGGCCGCGCACATTCGGCTTCAAACGCGCGCGGCTCAGTCTGGCCGATCGGAACAGGCTGGTCGCATTCTGGGAAGGTTTGCAAGGTCCGTGGCAGTCGTTCACCTACAACGCCCCGAATGCCGATCAGACGACGTCGGCGGTGAAGGTCCGCTTTGCCAACGTCCCGCTTTCGCTTCAATACCTCCAGAACGGATGCCAGTCCGGCCTCACCTTCGTGGAAGTTCCGGACCCAACAACGGCACCCACTTACTCCGTCACCACCACCTCGCAGCGCTTCCCCGGCTCGGCCATGCAATCGGCCTTGCTCGGGCAGGTTCAGCAGATCATCCCGTTAGTTCAGATTCGGGTGCGTGAAAGCGCGGTACCGGACATCTTCCTCAGTGATCGCCGGTGCACGATCGGAGGCCAGCTCTACCAGCCGCGGCTCATCGGCATGGGTGAACCCGGCGGCGACGTCCTCATGTCTCAGGACATCAGCGGCAAGGCGGATAACGTTCAGTTCACCTTCGGCAACGCGGACCGGGTCATGACCCAGCTCGCGAATGACACCGACCTGAAGTTCGCTTCGATTTCCCTGCTGCTGTTCCACGTCAATTCCGGCACGCTCCTGCAGCTTTGGAAGGGCTTCGTCCAAAGCTTCACCTCGGACGGTTCGGCCAGCTTCCCGGTGAAGTGTTCGGACGGCCTGTTCCAGCTCATGCAGCAGTACCCGAACCGCACCATCAGCCGGACCTGCTGGAAGACTTTCAACGACGGCGTGAACTGCCCTTATTCGACCTACGGAAGCGGCGGCTCGGCCACGTCTTGCGATTACTATTACGACTCCGCCAACGGTTGCGAGTCCCACGGCATGACCCCGTATTTCGGGGGCCATCCGTCA